GTAGGCCGGGAGGGCTCCAGGGGTGTAATGATTGGTTTGTCAGACGAGTTACCAGCTCTCTGACGTGATCAACTGCTGTATCAGAAGATGCCCCGATCTTATCGGAGAGAAATGAAGTCACGCATGTCGAGGGTTCAAGGCCAAGTTCGCTTTGAAGCTCGGGAGTGTGGTGAGAGGAGGATTGAGTTCAGTCCATCCCAGAGGGCCCAGTACGGGGAGGCCATGAGGGCCTTGAGGTCGAGCTATGGAATGACGGATGGATTGAAGTTGAACCAGTCAGAGTTCCATGCCTACCTGGAGCGTCGGAGGGCAGCCGATGCCCAGGCCAGGGGGTGGGCATGACCGAGGAGGAGTTCTGCTATTGGATCAGGGATAAATGGGGTGATGCCTATGCCAACAACCTGGAGGAACGGGTGGAAGCGGCTGTAGCCTTCCCCCATCACGACCGATATGACCATCTATCCGCTTGGTCGTGGGTCGGATGGGTGTGTCGCCGTGATCTGGAGGCCCCCTGCCTTATTGGCGGGGGGTTTCTTGATGCCGATAACCTGGGCTTACACCCATGTAACCCTCAGATGTATCTGGACAACGTCGTCGCCTTGGCCCTTGGTCTTGAGGGTTATCCCGATCCCCCGCAGAGCGTGGTTGCTTCACTTGTCACCCTGAAGGGTTACACGGGCTATGTCGCTCCTGATTTCAAGGGAGCTGCAGCGCCAACAGCAGTGGTGGAACCCCCTGCCCCTGAGGAGCCTGTAGTGGAGGAGCCTGCTGCCACCACCACCAGGACAGCCACCACCAAGGCCGCGGCCAAGTAGGTGGGGGAGTTGGAGCTTGAGTGTCTCCCCGATGGAGCCGTGAGGGTTTGTCTCAGGCAGGGGCTGGTCCGGGCTTGCGCCACGGTCAGCTCCATGCACCTGGTTGAGGAGAAGCGGAAACAACTGGAGAAGGCGTTGGAGCTGAATCAATGAAGCAGCTGTGGGAGCCGCTACCGGAACCGCTGCATGACTTCGCCAACTTCTGCTGCTACCTGCGGAGGGAGCAGGGCCTGGCGGAAAGTCCCACCAAACAGCAGGTGGCGGTTGCCCAGTGGATGCAACACGGTCCCAAGAAGTCCTTGACCATCGCCTACCGGGGCCTGGGGAAGTCGTTGTTGGCCAGCTACTACGCCTTATGGCGGCTGCGGATGGATCCCAACGAGAAGATCCTGGTCGTCTCAGCCACAGCGATCAAGGCCACGGACTTCACCAACTTCATGCTGAAGACCATGGGGGAGGTGGACATTCTTCAGTGCCTCCTGCCTGGCCCCAACAGCCGCTTCTCCAACATCGCCTTTGATGTCGCCCCAGCCACGGTGGAGCAGAGCCCTTCCGTCAGGGGGCTGGGCATCCTGGGGCAAACAACTGGCCAACGTTGTACCTGCGCCATCCTGGATGATGTCGAGGTTTTGGCGAACACTATTACTCAGCTGAAGCAAGAAAGAGTTGCTCACGCTGTCGAAGAAATAGAATCAATCCTCAAACCCGACGAAGGGCAACTTCTGGCCCGCAAGGTGCTGTACCTAGGCACCCCGCATACAGAAGCGTCGATTTATTTGCGTTTGGTCCGGGAGAGGGGGTATTCGAGCCGGGCATGGCCTGCCGTCTACCCAGAGGAACTGGAGCCCTATGAGGGGAACCTCTGCCCACGCATCGAGGAGGAGGTCTTAGCCAACCCGGCCCTGGTGGGTGAGCCGACCGACCCAGAGCGGTTTAGCCATGAGGACCTGCTTCAGCGGCAGGCATCCATGACCAAGAGCACCTTCCAGTTGCAGTTCATGTTGAACTGCCGCCTGGCCACCTTGGACAAGTACCCCATCCGCCTGGGGGACATCATGGTGATGGATATTGACGCATCTGCCCTGCCGGAGACGGTGGTGTGGTCGTCGTCTCCTGAATGCCGCCTGCAGGAACTGGTTTGCGTTGGTCTTGGTGCTGATCGCTTCTGGCATCGCCCGATCTTCGTCAATGGCTGGATACCCAAAAGCGAACACTGGCGCTGTGTCTTGGCCATTGACCCAGCAGGTCGGGGTTCAGACGAGCTGGCCTGGGCTGTTGTTGCTGAATTGAACGGCAACTTCTTCCTGTTGGAGTCCGGTGGCAGCACCCTGGGCTATGCCGATGAAGTGCTCCAATTCCTGGCCAAATTGGCCAAGAAATGGGACGTGAACTACGTCATCAACGAATCCAACATGGGTGATGGCATGTTTACGGCCCTGCTCAAGCCCCACCTGATGCGGGAACACGCCGTGACCATCGAGGAGGTGCGCCACAACATCCGCAAGGAGACCCGGTTGTGCGACACCCTGGGCCCGATCATCCAGCAACACCGCCTGGTGGTCACCACCAAGGTGATTAAGCAGGACTACCGCATGGCTGATGAGGACCAGGAGAGCGGTTACAGCCGTTCCCTGTTCTTTCAAGCGTCTCGTCTCACCCCTGAGCGGGGTTGTCTCAGTCATGACGACCGCTTGGATGCCTTGAGCATCGGCTGTGCGTTCTTTGTCGAGTCCGCCGCCCAGGATCAGCGTGTTGCCCAGCAATCACGGGCCGATCAACTCCAGCAGGAGTCCTATGAGGCGTGGCTGGATGAAACCGGCGCTGCTGTTGATGCGTTAGCCCTCGGCTGGAGGCCAAGGGCCGCCACTGGTCGTTCGCACGGAGGTGTCACCCGACTGCGGGTGGGCGCTTGAACTCCACAACCTTCCCTTCCATTGAGCTGAAATCAAGCTTCCCAGCCAACTTGGCCAGGGTGCTGCCTTCCTGAGCAACAGCAGTCACGTTGTTCTGCTTCAGGAGCGCCATTGCCTCGGCTCTGGCCTTGCGATCACCGTTCTGCAGGTCTTCCAAGACCTGTTCGATGACCTCCTGGTGCATCTGGCCGAGAAGATCCTGAAGGTCTGCCATTACTACGGGGGTGGAGGTCTATGCCCATAAGGGCTATGTCGGTAGGCTAAGGCGAGCGTTACACCCCTGCTGTGGTCCCTACCCCGCCAATCAGCGAGAACCTGGTGGCGGTATTAGCCGTCAAGTTTCCCGATCAAGCCCCTGACATGGACTTATCGGAGAAGGAAGTGTGGTTTAGGGCCGGGCAGGTGTCTGTTGTTCGGTGGCTTGCTGCCAAGTTGGACGAACAGCAAAACGGACCTTTTGAAATGGAGGGACTCTGATGTGCGGAGGTGGCGGCAGTAGGGCAACAATTACCCAGCCTGACTACAACGCTTACAACAAGCAGTTCGATCTGCAGAAGTCGGCCATCGACCAGGCCATGAATAGCGGCTCGCAACTGATGCAGCAGCAGCTGAACACTGCAATGACCTCCAAGCAGGAGGCATTGAGCGCATCTGTTGAGCAGAGACGAATCCTGGCGGAGAACACCAACGCCCAGGCCATGCGAATGGCGTCGTTGATCGGCACACCGCCCCCTGAGAAGTCAGCAGCTGCACCTGCAGTGGGCAGTGCCAGGGGGATTGAGACCAAAAAAGGCAAGTCAGCACTACGCATTGGGCTGGATTCCACCAGCCGAATGGGTCAGGGCGCTGGCCTCAACATCACTTAGGAGAACAACCATGTGCGGAGGAAGCCCTCAGGCCCCACAAATCGTCTACCAGGGCCCCAGTGCCGAAGACCTGGCAGCCAGTCAGGCATCACTGGACATGTACCAGAAGCAGATGACTGACCAGCAGTCGGCTTTCAAAGCCCAGCTGCAGGCTCAGATCGACAAGGCCAACCAGGAAACCACTGAGCTGCAGTCGAAGTACGCCAGTGATTCCGCTGCTGCAGCTGCTGCTGCCGCGGCCCAGCAGACCGGCGCCTATGCAGCCACTGCAATGCAGACGGATGCCCCGGTGAATGCCGCAACGACCACCGCATCAACCAAGAAGGAGAAGCCCAAGAACAACCTGAAGATCGCCTCAGCTGCCACGCCTGCAGCTGCTGGCACTGGTCTCAACATCGGAGTCTGACCATGTGCGGAGGAGGTGGAGGGGGCTACACCCCAATCGAAAACCAAAGCGACGAACAACTCCAGGGCTATGGGGCGCCTGTCCAGAGCACCCCTGTGCTGGATGAAGACGGCAATCAAATTCGGTATTGGGATGACAACGCTGGTGACTACGCCTATCAATCCACCCGCAACGAGAACTACGACAGCGAACTGGAGCAATACAACTCAGCCCAGGCTGAGATTCAGCGCAGACAGCAGGTCAAGGACCAGCTAGCAGCCCAGGCCGCCGAACGGGAGAACATCCTCAAGGCCCAGCAGGCGCAGGCCGTTGAAATGGAACGCCAGCAGGCGGAAATCGTCGCCCAGCAGCAAGCCCAGGCGACTCAGTTGCAGGCCCAGCAGACGGAGCGGTTGGCTGGCATTCGCACTGCCGGTTCAGCTGTCACCCAGTCGTTGCAGATCCTCGGCAAGCAACAAACCAAGCAGGCCCCAACCGCTGCTGCCACAGCACAGGGAGGCAGGAAGGCCGCATCCCGAATGGCCCCAAGTTCAGGACTGCGCATCGGATCAACCCAGGCCGGTTCTGGTGCTGGCGCAAACGTCGCTATTTAGTCATGCCAACTGCCCAACAGCGATACAGCACCCTTGAAGGGGACCGTAACTACTACCTGGAACGGGCCCGCACCTCCTCCAGGTTGACCATCCCCTACTTAATCCCCGAGGGCAACGAGCCAACGGCTGGCACCAGGGAGTCGTACCCCGTGCCATGGAACGGCATCGGCGCCCGCGGTGTGCTCAACCTGGCCAGCCGGATGCTGTTGGCCTTGCTGCCCCCCACGCAGCAATTCTTCCGCTTCTCGCTGGATGAAGCCGCCCTTGCCAAGCAGGGAGTGGGCCCGGAGCAGAAGTCCGAGTTCGAGATGGCCCTCAGCAAGATCGAGCGGGAGGTGCTCAAGTCGATTGAAGCCAGCAACGACCGCGTGGTGTTCCACGAAGCCCTGCTGCATCTGCTGGTCTCAGGCAACGCCCTCCTCTACATCGGCACCGAAGGGCTGCGGGTCTTCCACCTGAACCGCTACGTCTGCTCCAGGGACCCCATGGGCAACCCCTTGGATGCAGTGGTCTGCGAGGAGCTGCCCATCTACAAGCTGCCCAAGAAGGTGCAGGACATCATCAAAGGCGATGAACCCGATGCCTTGAAGGGAATCCTGGATGACCAGGACCCCGTCGCCGGGAAGAAGCAGGAGAAGACCGTCAAGCTCTACACCT